TTCTAATGTTGGATTATACCAAACATTTTGACTTTCTTCTTGTGGAATATCACCCTCAGTAGTGCCGTGAATATTACCTTGTATTTCGGTGGGAGATACAATTTTTTCATCTTCATCTTTCTTACGAAAATTGGAAGCAAAATAAACAGCAGCCCCACTAGCAAACATACCTAAGCAAATCAATAATGCCCTCCATTTGTGATTATCCACTCGCAAATCATTCATATGACCCAAAAGTCTCATTTGAATATCTTGCGGATAGTATCGCCACACATGTTGCACTAAAAATTTGCGAAAAAGTCTAAAGCGAGCTACATACATATGGAAATTTATAACATATTTAAGTGTTAAAAAACCCATACAAACACTCACAAAAAACTCATAAAAAGTGTTTAGAAAATATTCACCCCAAGTTGCATTGTATGCTGCCTGCACCGCACATTCACAATCGCGCGAAACTAACAAACATAAAGGACACACTTGCAAATTAGACATACCTTCATCGCAATGCATACTCTTAGCCTGAACATTCTCATGTGCGCGACTAGCCTCACCATAAAATTTCAGAAATTCAGCTGAATTTTCAAATATTTTAACGGTTTCCAAAACTGCTCGGTCACGTTGACCATCAAATAATGGCACAACTTTCTGTACAGTTATACGCCAAAAGTCTGGAAAAGCACCATCGATTGGTGGTAAACTTGAAGGATTTATGAAACGTCCATTTTCATGGATATATTCTTTCTTTGGTTCCACATGTACAACAAAAGGTAATCTTCGTCGTACAGCTAATGGACACCAAAAATACTCATGAGCATTCAAATCTGATGCATTTGTTGTCGCTATAACGACTTTGGCAAGAACAGGTGTCTTGCCTTTATCCTCCAACGCAGCCTGTGGAGGTACATAAGGTACATTATTAATGACATTTAACATCTCCATCAAAGTAGGATCTGCATCACTTGCTTTATTAGGCAAGAGAAAAGCAATGTCATCCATTTGTATGCACCATTTACTGGAGTCGAAATTGCTCCAGTATTCATCTGCGGGATTACGAACATACCTATAATGATCATCACATTCCAAACCATGTAATCTACCATAATAGTAATATAACATTTTTGAAAATGTTGATTTCGCAACACTTGATGTACCATGAATCAATACACCAAAAGGTTGTGTACGTTCTTTTTGAGATGCTCTGCGAGTAATCTCAGTATTTTTTAGCAAACGAATTGTTGCTAATTTACGCTGTAAAAGCGCATTATCACCACCACTACGAACCTTCGTATATTTAGCGTAAGCTTCGCCCCTTTCATACAAATCATTTATATCTGAAACGTAAGTAAAGTATGTGGTTCCATGTGGCTTGAGATTAGCTGAGAAAGGAGCAAGAGCAACTACTCTATCTACTTCCTTCATCCACTCACTATACTCATCACCCGAATGCAAAAAACGTGAAACATCACCTGTTAAACGAAAATCATTAATTCGTTCACAAATAAACAAAGTGGTATCTATAACAGACATCCACATTTGTGTTCTTGAAGTTTTACATTCCATAGCTTTCATTTCTAATCGAGTATAATCTCGATCATTCAAAGTTATCCCAAATTTTGTAAGAAAACCTTGAACTAGTAAAAATGTATAAAGATTAGAAACCTTCTGAAACATTTCACTATTAGTTGTTGTATTGACAACATCAAAACCTCCTCTAAGAAGTTCCAAAAAATCACTAAATTTATCACCCTGTACTTGTGGTGACATAATTCCATAAATTTTTGTCAATACATCACGTGCAGCCATTCGCGTTGTGAATAATCTATAACCCAAAATAGTTAGACGATAAAAGTCTTCACTAGTTTGGCATTTTTGATACCAATACGCTAAAGTTGATACGTGATCAAGCTGATCAGTCAGCCAATTGATGCTTTCAATTGCATCATTATTTGCACCTAATTTTAATAAGTGTTTTTTAACGAAATGAATAAAAACATCATTCCTTGTTTCATAAGTTGCACTTTGCAACTTCCACTTGTTAATATTTTTGAAGAACTCACGTTCAATATTAACACTATATGAAGTAAAAACTCCATTCTGAGTATATTGATTAAAATCCATGACCGGATCTTCATCTACTCTTCCCTTATGGTATCGTTGTGTAACGATACTCTGTGGTGTATAACACACATCATTTCCCAAAAAACCTTTTGCTACTATAGTAACATTGGTCTCTTGCGCTACTCTTTTGTGCCACATATTTTGGCACGTTGCATAAGAAGCGGCATCGCTTATAGCGATGCGATTCTTCTTCTTTCGTGAAATTAGTGCTGAACACTTAGCACGAAAGGTATTAGTTTTCAGAGCGGTCTTATTGCATGCCGCATTATCATTATCTTGCTTGTTGTTAATCGAATTCATGTTATGTTGTACTCTGGTTTTTAAAATGACGTATTATTTCTCCCGGTCAAGGATATCCCAAATTTGGCTGGGAGCCTAGAACTTGACTTTTACATGTTCTGTATTACATATGTTTTTAGAGTGGTCTTACTCATGTGTATAAATGGTCCTCGGTTTCAACTGAAACTGTAACCTATTCCATCTTCACGATTCGCGTCGTCCATTATTGGATCGGAGAGGCGTTTGCAATGTTATACAATCATTTTAAGCAGTGTAAAACTATTCCCACAATAAACAAATGAAAGTTTTCAATCCTAACAGAGGATAAAGACTCATTTTTATTTTATTTTTAAAAATTTTCTGATAGATAAGTACTCAATTTGTTTTCTTTTCTAAATTTTTATAAATGTAAATACTAACTCATACATATAAACAAAGATGATTGGACGTTTCGTGTTCCTAACGTTAATGTTTTAAACAAACAATATTTTTGACTGATGTTCTCGCTGCATCAAAAGTATTCCTGGTGCCACAAGGGCCCTATAGTTATTGAGCCCGTCTAGTTAGTCTAGATACTGTTCATTTGGGGATTAAATTCCCCTTTGTGCTGATTTCAAAAATGAAATCAGCGATCGCGCCTTTCGGCCGCAGAAACAAAATGTGTAGAAAATTTCTAC